GTGGGCGCTGCCTTACACCCGAAACCCATTTAAGTGTTGGGTCCGGATTTTCAGTAAAGTACTGAAGTAAGGCGGCAGTATCGTTGGCTGGGCGTACCGCGACCTTAGCACTTAGCCTTAGGCCGTAGTACTCACGCCTCTGTAGGTGCTTGTTCCACCGATAACGTGTGGACCTGACACCATCCGAGAACGTAGTCCAACCGAACAGTCCTGAATCGACTGGTACAGCAGCGATTGGAAGCTGCTGCATTGTCGATTTGAGGTAATCGGCCGCACGCCACCAACCCTTCGCGTGAAGGTTGTTGGATGACATGATGACCGAAGCAGTTACCTCGGGTGACGACTCAGGACTCGGCGCTTCGAGCGTCTCTAAGACGTAGGCGGGTGTGACATCATACCCGTTCCACGCTTCCAGACCACAAGACTCACGGAAATTACCTTCTCTGTGTGTCTTCGCCTGGTTTACCACAAGTTGGTGGTAACTTAGTAAGAGCTCGAAAGCAAACCCTGCCTCCTTGGGGATAATTACATCGTCCCCAAAGACGCGGATCCTCCCTGCGAAGCGCAGGCAATTATTAACGGTTGGCTCTAAGTCATGCACAACTAGGCATGCAGTTAGAGCCATGGTTAAGAACGCCAACGTCTGAACAGGGAACGTGCAGGCTGACCCCATCGTTGCGAACTTCTTCATCGCATAGATGCTAGGGTGTTTGGAGCTGATTTGTTGCTCTACACACCGGGTCCGACAGGCCCATAGGGCAGTTAGCAGAGACTCATTTTCTGCGAACAAACGCTCTACGGTCCTGAGTGACAACCGGTCAGATGCGGCGGATAGGTCCACCGTCCATTCCGACCCAGTCACTGACGCGAGGCGTGCGCCTTCTTGGTTGAAGGTCTGATCGCGGAAGCGAACAAACTCTTTTAGCCAAGTCGTACGCACACGGTACCCTAAGTAGTCCCAGATAACTTGCTGGCACCACTGATTCGCGGTTGGTTCCGCGGCTATGAGCCTCGGTCCCTTCTGCGTTTTGGGAACCGCTGATAACTTCGAAGGTTGTCCCCGACCGCCTACGAGCGATCGAGAACTACCCCGTAGGGATACGGGTTGTGGCCACTGGCGCCTAACGTTTTGCCAGAGGCCGACCTTACGAAGCTGGGCAGGCATCCTTGAACTAGGAGCTCGCCCCAAGTGACATCCTCGGTACGAAGAAATACCTGAGGATCCTCCCTCGAACCGAATTCGCGTAGTCCCCGATCTTCCAACCGGGGATCGCGCGTATATTCGATCCAACCATCGCACCCGCGGATCGTGCACATATATTCGTGCACGATATCGAGGACGATGATCTTTTCGACGGGAGTTAACCACTTGAACAGAGTCGACCCAACAACCGAAGTTCGCGAACGCGAAGTCGGCATACGGGAAGACTTCCTCGAGTCTCGCAGACCATTCTCCGAAGTGGTACTTGTATCCACTATCGGGTAAGTCTGACACTGCTCCTGGACCATGCTTAGGCCTCCATTCGTTCGGGTTGAAGAATCCGAGCGTTCGGCTCAGTAATCCCGCAGTTCGCGTGAATACCGAGTCGAGGAGCTCGTGGGCTTCGGCGCTGGGCAAAATGTGTCCCAGAACCGTCCTGAGGTTCTCGGACTGGTCTGGCAGTTCATCAGAATGATGATCAGCCCTAACAGTACGAGACCAGAGATGAAGTATCTCAGGCTCCTCGGGAGAAGGGATCCCAGCTTGGAAATGATGTGCACGATCTGCACTCCAGTCCAAACTAGGGCCTTCAAGACCCATGTCAACGTCGTAGAAATCAGTGAGAACATCGTATGTTCTCCTCCTTTCTGGATCCTTCCGTAGTTTCTTCCAACAGGCCAGAATTTGCCTGTAGCAAGCGATTGCGGTCGGATCGACGTCTGGCCTAAGCATACCGCTCAGGTCGAAAATGCGTATCAGTATCGCCTGGAACATTCTGGGCATTACTGAACCCTTCGCCCTCCGACATGATGGAAGGTTAGAAGGGGTGTACGCACCGTTGCTTAGGCACTTGTCAAAGTGCTTCAGCACAGCAGGGAAATCAATGGTTATAATAGTGATTCCCCTAGTTTCGACCAAGTTGAGGAGTCGAGCAAAATCACGCTCAAGCTCCCTGCGGTCACTTGGGTATGCGTCTTCCACATCCGCAAGGATGCTTCGGAGCACGCCTACCAGACACTCTGCGTAGCTCTTAGCCATAAGCACCTCACTTATAGGTGGATTATGATCTACGAGCTCGGTGAATGCACAAGATCACCCCTCAATGTTTAGGGGGGCGTACTCCCGCAAAGTTGGATGGTTGTCTTTAGGACTCCCAACCAATGATCTTCAGGGCCTGGGTCTCGTCCAAGTAGTATGACGAGGCCTCGACCACATCGGAGACATCAGCAGGATCGTCGGCTTTAAAGTGCCGAATGGTCGTGCTGACGATGCGGACGTACTCAGGACTGGTATCCGCCACGGCGAAGACCGTATGTTTGATCTCCAAATTGTGGCGATCAAAGTAACGGCCGTCAGCCTGCGGATTCTCCTTTGAGTGCCGGACCTTGACGTTGACTTCTTCATCAGCGTCGCGGTATAGGTACTCGGAGGCGTAATTGTCCTGGTTGATCTTGTTGCAGACCTTGGCAGTTCCACCGGAACCACCAATGGTCACAGTAAGTGTGTCACCAAGCATGGTGTCTTCCTTTCTAAGGTTGTTAGACTAGCACACAATAGTACTAGCTCAGGAGCGGAAGCCCCTGCGCGATCTAAGGATCGCGAGCGACCCTAGAATCGACAATTGCCGTCCGCTAAGGAACGGACTGAAGGCAGGTGCGATACCGGGAAATCGCAGACGTCTAACTTTCTGCTCCCAGTGTCGTGTAGGAGTCTCATCGAGAGAGAGCCAAGATGGCAGACTGCCACCTCCCTCTCTAACTTTGAGAAGGTCGTACCCTTGCTTTTGATGAGTCATTATGCAAAGGGAACCATGGTTGTGGGCGATTGAGTTGTTCGAGGCGTGGAGAAACGTTCCCACGTCTACGAACCAATCCACCAACCATGTCCAAGGCAGACTATCCCATATGTTAGGGGTAATCTGCGAAGGATGGAGACCTAGAACGAGATGCGAAGCCATACGTTTAATTGCTTCGTCATCGGAGGGTAGTAATCCTCCCAAGCTGGGCACCCAACGAATGGATGCCCACATCTTACGCTGACCATAGTTGATACGATCAGCGTACAAGACCCACGGGTTGGTTGAAGAAACCTGAATCCCGTTAAGGGTTGTGATGTCCACATCATTGTGGAGCAGGACGTTTCTCCTGAGGCCTCCTTTCTCTGCAAGTGCTGTTAGTTCTGCGACACGATTGTTATAGTGCCGCTTCAGCTGGAGTATCTTGCGAAGATCGGAGATAAGAGGAGCTAGTCCAAAGGAGTACGCTAAGTGCTGCTCAGCCAGTTCTTTTCTGACTGATTGGAACTTAGTCGTTTTGAGAGAGTATTTCCATGCTCCCTCATGCCTAAGGACTACCTTCCCATACGTACGAATGAGCTGAGGGATGTCCCGCATCTCTACTAAAGAGACCGGGATTTGCACATGTGGCCTCGAGGGGTTCGTTTTACTCAGAGCAAGTTGCTCCAAGTAATCGTACCCTCTCCAAGCCGGCAGTGGTATGGTATATGTCCCAGCGGTCCCTTCAAGGGGCCAATGGTCCATAGACACATAACCAACCTGCCCTGGGCTATAGCCTGGACGTGTGCCGGTTATGGTACCTTTACGACGATCTGTATAAATATTCAGTTCGTGATTCGTAAAGGGATCCCCGACGGTGTCATAACAATATCCAGAATCAAGGATATCGTCATAGACAGGTCCGCCGGAGGTCCATGACTCGTAGCTCCCTATAGTGGAGCTATCGTAGTCACGATACCTCGCCGTTCCACCCATTCGTTCACCTCAACACCTGTCAACGCGGAGAGCTTGATGCTACCAAGCGTGAGAACGCTCGATAGGAGGGCCCACGTG